ATATAAATCGCATCACGACCTCTTAAACTTCCCATGATCTTAGAACCATCGGCCAGTCTTTGCGTGCCGGCGGTGTTGATTGCTGTTGGAGTATAATCGGTAATATCTTCCTGAGAAGAAAATCGTATAAACATGTCATCTTGAGTGGTTGTGTCACCAATCGTGGTTTCCGTTCCGAAGAACACTAAGTGTCGATCGGGTGTAGAAACTAACATGTCTCTTGAAGCTGTTGGAGCTCCTGAAATAATTGTTGCCCGCGTTGATGTTGCCGCAGCCGCCGTTGAATCCCATTGAAAACAAGCTCCATTAAAAATTAAAGCAATAAGGGAAGTTCCATAGTTATCCAGACTCCACATGCCAGGATTAAAAACTTTATCTCCTGAAGCGGCTTCGCCCCATCCAACATAGTCGGTAGTATTAGTAACGGTTGCACCATCCGCATGCGTAGCGGCTGTTGTATTTCGAACTCCCCGGGTGACACCGCTTAATACACTGCTACTGATACCTGTATAAGAAATTTCTTCTGAATCAATTTGAACATAAGAAGTTCCGGAAGAAGGAAACTCGGTTGAATCAGTTAAAGTAATGCCGGTTGTTGCCGCAGCATCGGTAATGGCTCCATCCAAAGTCGTAGAGACTTCTCCTGAAACAGTACCACTGTATTGGCCAATTCCCCAACCATAAGCTCCAAGTTGTTGAGCCGGGCCAACACTATAATACATTTGAATTCTTATTCCTCCAGATGTGGTAGCCCCTGAACCGCTTTCTACTGCATCCATGGTAATGGTAAAAGTTGTACTGGTTGGTACGGAAGCAACCATAAATTTAACGTCATTAAAATCGTCAGCATCATAATCTGAATTCGTAATAGTAGTAAAACTATCGAGATAAACAATATCACCGGCCTCTAATCCTAAATTCGTTGAAGTTGTAATCGTTACAGTTGCCGATCCATTGCTGGTTGTGAAAGCATTAGTTTCAGTGGTTGTAGATTTAATAGGATGAATGTCATAAAAAATTCCTCCTGAATAAACATAAAGAATTCGATTAGTGCCGATAGCGGCATATTTAACGCCAGTATTGTCTACAAAATGATGAAGGGCTCGTGCTGCTCCAGTTAAATAACTTTCTCCTAATTCAGCCCAACCTCCTATTTTTTCAGGGGTTGAATATCTGAAACGTACGTTATCACCTGCAATCCACTGGCCTTCGGCCGTGGTTGGTGTAACTTGTTTATTAAATCCTGGTAGAAAACCTATCTTTTGTAGCATAGAAAAATCCGTCTAATTACAAATATACTATATTTTTAAGGAGATCAACTCCTTACACTTGGATAAAATTAAAAGAAACCGAGACGCGCCAACCTTTTTCTCCTTTTTCTTTGGACTCATTTACTTGTACTCCATGAGGCAACCACGCTGGAAACATAATCATTTGTCCTTCAATCGCAGGATAAATCACCGTACGCCATAAGGCCTTGGGTATTTCTTCAACTCGTCGCGGTAATATAATATTAGGTCCGGGTCTTGGATCTTCAACAAATAAACATCCTGAATTCTTAGGAACTTTTACATAATAAACACCCGACCATTGAGAGTTAGGGTGTATATGTTGTTTGTTATAGGATCCGGGATAATTAATATTAGCCCACATATTGCCCAGTCCTGGTTTAGACTGCATCCCGTAGTCTTTAAAAATCTCTTTTTGCATGGTGAAAAGTTCATCGGTTAAAGGTCGATATTCTTTTTTATAATTCATATCGATTGGGCTGTGCCAACCTCCTCCAGCATTTGTTTTTTCTACGCTCTTATCTTTTCTACTCCAGGCTTTAATCAGGGAAAATAAATATTTATTTAATGTTGGAGGATCCTTAACCATTTTAAAATAGACAGGAGTCGGAAATAAAATTTCACGGTTCATTTAAATAAAAGATTTTCCAATTGACCAATTAACTAAACTTTCTCGTTTACCCTTGGTTATGGGTAATACTTGATGCCAAATAAATGATGGAAAAATTATAATTGTTCCTATATCTTTAGCATCATCGACTGTTCTTATATTTACGGGATCCTCTTTTTTAATATTGTGAAACCATTTAAATTGAAAATCTCCACCTTCGTATTTTGTTTTATCTGTTAATTGTAAAGTAAGAGATAATTTTCTTGTCTTACCATTAATATTTTTATCTTTATGTTTTATAAGAGTAGGTTGTTGGTCGACATGCCAACCATAATAGTGACCTTTTTCATAGATTGTAAATTGTGAAGCTTCATTCCAATCCCATTGGAAATTCCAACCAGCATTTTTATTGGCCTTATGGATAAACGGATTAATAACGTCATAAATCCATTTCTGGTTTATCCAAGCGACCTGGCAATTTCTACTAATGTTTTTTCCGAACGTAGTTCCTTGTTGTATAGTTTTTTTACGACCTGCTTTTAAAATCTTTTTACAAATTTCAATAGGTATGACTTTTTTAAAAAACCAATAATTCTCTGTTAATATCATTTAATTTCTCTCATTAGAGTTTAAGTTGGTATAACTGGTTTTCTTTTCCTAGGATTCCTTTTAAAAAAACATTAAAAGATAAACTAATTCGAGTGTTGTCTCCTTTTTTCTTTTCAACTAAATGAACTAAACTGGAAGGAAACATTATTAATTGTCCGGTTTGAACAGGAAAAAACCAAGACTCAGAATTAAATACATTCCACTTGGTAACAGAAGGTTTTATTTGGAGATATCTATTTTGCTTAAATGTTATTTTATCATAAGCTTTATCGGCATCGATGTAAAAAACTCCTGATACATAGGAATTCGGATGAGCGTGTTCATGATGATACTCGTTTTTTTCAGTATAGTTTAGCCAAGATTGAGTAATATAGGGAGATACTGATTTGGGTGGTAAAAGTATTTTAGAAAAATAATCTTTTATAAATGAATTTATTTCTTTTTTTAAAGTCGCAAAAGAAGGAACATCAAGAATATGAGTATTAGGACTTCTAACATTACCTGTATTCTCGACATATGTTGCCCTTGTTTTTTCAACAAAACTAAGTTCTCGCTGGGTAAATTTTCTATCGAGCATCACGTTATAAATAGGAGTAGGAAAAATACCGCTGATTGTTGCTTTAATCATTGCCTTACCATGCCTAACATAGGACGCCTATCAAAGAGATTAGTTTTAGCAAAAGGTCCATCGACATGATTATAATGAAGAAAGACTTGAGAACAAATGTTTCCTTTAAAAGGTTCTCGCCAATGCTCTAGTTCACAGCCAGAATAAAGGAGCATGTCTCCTACTTTTAAATTGACTTGTATTCCTTTTGGAGCTCCTGGTTTAATAATATTTTTTTGTTTATCTATAAAGTCGCCTCCTGATGGATCAAGAAAGATAGGCCATTCGTCTCCTCCTAAATGTAGAGTGGTAGAAATCTCACAACTTGGTCTATCTTTATGTCTTTTTAATTCATGTCCTTTTTCATAGACTCGCGTATAAGAATATGTAGGAACTAAATCCATTCCTGTTTTCGCCTTCATGATAGGAATCATATCCATCAATAAAGTCTCCATGACCCAGTCTGCATATTTAGAGTAAGCTCCAGGAGCTTGAGGATCATCTCTTCTACCAATAAAAAAATTAGGGGAGTTTGTTTGTTGATGCTGGACCATATAATCCACAGCGTTCCGCTGCAGTATCATATAATTAAAAATAAAGTTAGAGAGCTCTTTCGAAAGAGCTTTTCGGATTACTTGGTATTTCTTCTTTTTAAACATCCTTCTTTCTTAGCTTGAGTTTTTCGTTTATGTTGGTATCAGTCTCTCTTTCCAACTCGTCGTTGATTCATGCCACTCATATAATTTTCCATCATCCGGTTCTGGTGTGGGTGCTTCCCAGCGACAAGTACTTTCATTTAATATCCATGAAGCATAAGGTTGTTTATGAATAAAAGCATCTTTTGCACTGTCGTATTGCATACCTACTCCAGCTTGATTCTTTCTTGTTCCATCTTCAAAAGATTGTTTCCAGGATGGATGATTAAAACGTTTATTTAAAAAATTTATTCCAGCCTGTTCTGTCGATGCATCATTATCATGAACACATACAGCCTCTATAACTTTATTTGTATCATCTAGTTTTGCGAAATATTTCATTAGACTGCTGTTGTGTAAGTTCCTGTCCCTGTAAATTTAATAACTTTATAAGAACCATCTGTTGTAACTGTAGGAGAACCAGTTGTGGTTCCTGAATAAACACTACTTAATAATCTTAAAATAACAACGCCATCTCCTCCATCTTTACCAGGAGTAGAGGAAGGTATTCCACCGCCGCCACCACCGAGTCCATCTTCACCAGCTGTAGAGGTATTCACAGCACCTTTAGAACCGTCGCCTCCACCACCATTGCCGCCCGTGGATACAGTTCCATTAAAATCTGTAACACCGGCACCGCCGCCACCGTAATAGGTTGCAGAACCGATTATTGCATTTGAATTTCCATCTCCACCATCGCCTCCTTGTGTTGAAGGAGTATTAGGACCTTGAGTACCGTTGCCTCCAACTTGACCAGCTCCGCCTCCTCCACCTGCTGTAGTATGTGAAACTGCGCCATCGTGTCCAAGGCCTCCATTATATCCTTCTGCAATTGATGGTGAACCACCATTTCCTCCAGTATTTCCTATACCAATTGCGGAACCTGAGCCATAATTTGTTGCACCGGCACCTCCGCCAGAACCTCCATCATTACCATCAATAGAACCTCCTCCTCCGGCTCCTCCGCCTGTGCCAGTAACTGTTGATATTCCTGGACCACTAATAGAGCTATTGCCACCATCAGTTCCTTGAGATGGAGAACCTACGCCCCCAGCTCCTACAGTACAAGTAATAACTAAATCCTGATTGCAGGTTACAGCTGTGCCACCATAATTTGTTCGGTAACCACCACCTCCACCTCCAGCGCCAGAACCAGTTCCACCGCCACAACCTCCGCCGGCAACTATTAAGTATTCAAAATCAGTAGGATCCGCAGGAGCTTTCCCACCAGATCCAAATCCTAAAACTTGATATCCAAAAGACATATTCTATATTCCTTTCTATGCGTCGTTAGCTTCGTCTGTAGTGTAAAATAATTTGATTCCCAGTACTCGTGCCTCACCAGTAAAGGTGTCACTACCATCTGCTGCATCTCTATAAAGTTGAAAAAATGTTTGATCATTGTCAGCTGGAGAGCCAGCAATTGTGATTGCGCCACTCTCAGCAGTCATTT